GAGGAAGCGACAGCCAAGGTCGGGGAGTTGAAGGCACGTTTTGACAGTCCCTTTGATGCAACCGACAAGGCAGTTATAGAAACTCTATATTTCGAGGTAACACGGAAGCGGTTTGTTCCGACAACCTGCCAGCAGTGTTACCACGATGCTTTAATCGAAATTTATTTAAAACTCAAAAAAGAAAAGGCTATGCCAAAGCAATGTAATTACGCAATGAAGGCAGGCTTCATCATTTCCTGCCCCGATTTCTACCACGGTAAGATTTTCACGAATGAGAACCTGACCGACAAGGTAGCTCACGAATATCTTACGAAGTACCCACAGATGGAGAAATACTTCCAGAAGATACCCAGCGAGGAACTCATCGAGAATAAGGAACTGCCAGCAGACAGCGACAAGAAGAAAGACCTCGACCAAGCCGAAAAAGCAGGCAAGGAAGAATAACAAAACAACAAGTAAAACGACACAAGCAAGATGAACGTAAAGACAGTTAAGAAGCCGAAACGAAGGGTTGATATTGGATACGTCAGCCGATTCAAGATGCAGGCATACGGATATGATAATCTATATCCGCAGAACCTCGCACGCATCACGGAAGCAAGCGGAACGGCAATGCTCTGCCTTAACCGTTATGCCCGATTCATTGAGGGCTATGGCTTCGATAGCGATATTATCGCAGCGTTAGCGATGAACCAGCAAGGGGACACGGCAGACGATTTACTGCGTAACGTATCGAGCGACCTTGCGAGATTCGGAGGTTTTGCCATTCACGTTAACTACAACGTTCTAGGGCAGGTGTCGAGCGTGACCCACGTACCCTTTGAGAATTGCCGATTGGAAGAGACGGACGACAAGGGGAACGTGGCGCACGTCTTGTTGCATCCCGACTGGGAACAGAAGAAAACGAGGAACGGAAAGAGGTTGATGGTGAACGAGAAGACCGTGGAGCGCATCAACGTCTTCAACCCCGACCCCGACATCGTGACGCAACAGATTGAGAACGCTGGCGGCATCGACAGCTACAAGGGACAGATTCTGTGGCAGAGCCTTGACGGTAAGTTTACCTATCCTACAGCCAGCTACGATTCTGCCATCACTGAGATTTCGACCGATGAGGGACTTGGAAACGTGAAGATGAGAAACGTGAGAAACAACTTCCTCGTATCGTGTATGCTCGTAACCAAGAAGGGCGTGCCTAAGTTCGATGAGAAAGGCGAAGAGGTGGAGAGCGGACAGATGATTTCCGATGAAGACCTTCTGCAGTTCCAGGGGGACGAGAACACAGCGAAGATACTTGCTGTAGAGGTTGAGAACGAGGAGGACGAACCGAAGGTTGTGTCTTTCCCTACGAAGAACTTCGACAAGGAGTTCTCCGTGACCGACAGCAGCGTTATCGAACGCATCTACGCCCAGTTCCATCAGGAACTCTTCTACTCCATCCGTATTGGCAAGCTGGGATTCAGCGGACAAGTGATGCAGGATGCCTATGAGTACTATGCTGGAGAGGTGACGACAGAGCAGCGATTCATTGAGCGAGCCTTCAAGAAGATTTTCGAGAACTGGCACGACCCAGGCATTCAGAACATAGACCCCAAACTACAGCCGTTGAAGTATATCAGCAGCGAGGCGGGAAACAACACCATCAAAAACGAATGACCATGCCAAAGATTGAACGTAAACCATTATTGACGGTCGAGCAGTTCAAGCAACTTGCAAGACCGACCAGCGCACACCTTGATGAGGATGAGGTGGAGAAGCTTATCCGAGAATGCGAGGATGCCTTTATCTTGCCAGCCATCGGCTGGGCGAACTTCAAGGCATCAATCGGACTTTGCCCATGGGACAACACCTTCGACGATTCTTTTATTCCCGATTTATTCTTGGACGGAGGCGAGTGGGACACCAAGGAGAGAGACGAGGACGGAAACGAATTCAAGAAGCTAAGGTATTGTAACGGTGTACGCAAGGCGGTCGCTTATTTCACGTATGCGAAGTTATTGCGAGCCGATGGAACAATTATAAGCCGTGCTGGCGGTATGCGTCACAGAGACGAATATTCCGACCATGTGCAGGACATAACCAACAACAAGCAATACAACGACATTATGGGATTGGCAGAAGGGTATTTATCCGACTGTCTATATTATCTTAAGTATCACGCAAAGAGCAAGCAGATAAGCCCGGTTAGAGGTAGTCGGGCGCATGTGCATGCGATAGGAGACTAGAGCGTATGGCAGACACAGTAATCAAGACAATTTCCCAAATGCGGGAGGTGGCTCAAAAGGTCAAGAATGAGACGGAGGTCGGTTGCAATACCGCAGACCGTGTAGGAGGGCTTTTCGAGGACATCGTAAACCATATCGGGCATCACGAAGACAGCCTTTTAGTCCTTGGGGAAAGCGAGTATAATTCCATCAAAAAGGACGAAAGCAAGATTTATTTTGTTTACGAGGAGGAATAGGTATGATTCGGGCATTTGGACACGACATAGCGATAATACAAGCCAAGGGCAAGGTTATCGCGGCGGTCTATCGAGGAGCGAGGCTTGTTTGGCAAGCGGTCCGTTCTTGCTTCGGGAGCGGGCACTGGATAGACTCTAAACCATGGATTGATAGCGAAGCATGGAAAAATAATTAAAAGTAATAACAATGGCAAAAGTTTATGATAAACCGATAAACCTTTCCACCAACTGGGGAGGGGATTCCAGCACTGGAAACTTGCCGGTGTCGGGACGGCGAGTACAAGAACTCATCAAGAACACATTCGCTAAGAAGGGCGGCTTCTTCCAAGTTAAGGATAGCAAGTTTTTGCAGGTTTTTGCCAGCGAGGAAGACGCTAAGAACTACAACAAAGACAGCGAGAAATACGCCGACTTGGTCCTCTCGCAGATTCAACTTCCGAACACTGGAGCAACGCAAGCGACAATGAAAAATACGATTCTCGCCACGCCTAGCGAATATACGACCCCTGGGAGTGCCGAGATTTTCAAGTTTAGGTACTTATCCTATTACGACAACGAGCAAGACCTTTCTCAGATGAGCGGTTCTTGTACGGTTTACGTTGCGGGTTTGCAGCGTGAGCGCATTTCCCTGCGTTCGGGCAGCACCTATACGATTGATGTAACGAAGTACATAGGCGATGATGTTACGGAAATCAGATTCACTATCGACAACGGGGAGGGAAGCAGCAGAAGCTACGTTTATGAAGTCACAACCGTAAACCTTTTTGTTTCTTCAAGCTTCGATAGCGTGACCGCATACGAGGGTGCAATCCCATTTGTGTACACACCAATCGGCAATATCAAGAAGGTCGTCCATATTCTCTTGGACGGCGAGGAGATACACACAGAGGAGACGGAAGTCAACAACCGCCAGCAGTCCTTTGAGATTCCAGCGCAAGCGCACGGAGCGCATAGCCTGGAAGTTTATCTGTCCGCATCCGTGCAGGGGTCGGAACTGGAGAGTAACCACCTTAACTTTTCGCTCGTCTGTATCGAGCGAGGAAACGAAACCCCAATCATCGCTAGCACCATGGAACATATCTATATGAAGCAGTACGAGACGGTTTCCATTCCTTTTGTGGTTTATGATCCATTGAACAACCCAGCAGACATTACCTTGAAGATTAACGGCTCAACCGTGGCAACCCGAAAGGTTGACCGCACCCAGCAATCGTGGGTATACAAGTCGATGAGCCAAGGCGGTGCCGCTATGACGATAACTTGCAGAAGCGTAAGCAAGACTTTCCCATTGACTGTTGACAAGTCTTCCATTACATCAGAGGCAGAAACCCGAAACCTCGAGTTGTTCCTAACCTCGCAGGGCAGGAGCAACCAAGACACCAACAAGGAGATATGGAAGTACAATGACATCGAAGTTTCTTTCAATGGTATGAACTATCAGACCAACGGCTGGGTCGAGGACTCGGACGGCAACATTGCAATGCGCTTAAGCGGCGGTGCAACAATGAGCATACCTTTGCATTTGTTCGCCAAGGACATCAGACAGACTGGAAAAACAATCGAGATTGAGTTTGCCGTAAGACAGATAACCGACTTTACAAGCGTAATCCTATCATGCATGCAGGGCGGCATCGGCTTGCAACTGACCCCTAACACGATTTCCATTACATCGGAGCAATCAGCACTGGAGACCAAGTACAAGGAAGATGAGCGTGTCCGCATCTCTTTCGTTATCGAGAAGCGAGCCAATAACCGATTGATGCAGATTTACATCAACGGCATCAAGTCCCAGTCCTTGCAGTACCCGAACAACGATGGATTCACGCAGTCGGCACCTGTAGGAATAACCGTTGATTCTTCGACAGCCACGATCGACATCTACAATATCAGAAGCTATTCCAACAACCTCAATGCCCAGCAGCTTCTGGACAACTACATTGCGGATATGGACGACATAGAGAAGAAACAGACTATCTTCAACCGCAACCAAGTTTATGATACATACGGCAATTTGAGCTATTCCAAGTTGCTGGAGCAGATTCCGTGTCTCATTATCACTGGTGAGCTTTCCCAGTACAAGGGCGACAAGAAGACCGTAGCTATCGAGTATGTGGACAAGAACAATCCAGCGAATAGTTTCACCGCAGACGGCGTGGAGCTGAACGTGCAGGGTACTTCTTCCCAGTACTACCCACGCAAGAACTACAAGGGCAAGTTCAAAAACGGCTTCAATATGACCGCCAGCGGCAAGCACGAGGATAACTTTGCGCTTGATAAAGATGCAGTTTTGCCAGCGAACGCCTTCTGCTGGAAAGCGGACTTCGCAGAAAGCAGCGGCACACACAACACTGGACTTGCTAATTATATCGGCTGGATGCTCAAAGAGGCGGGCATACAGACAGAGCCACAGAAAAAGAACTCGCTCATCCGTACGACCGTATATGGAGAGCCATGTTTGATTTTCCACAGAAGTAAGGCAGGGGAGACACCTCTGTTCATCGGCAAGTACAACTTCAACACCGACAAGAGCGCAGAGAACACATTCGGCTTTGCGGAGGGGGACGAATCGTGGGAGTTTCTGAACAACACCAGCGACCGCTCGAACTTCCTTTCAGCCGATTTCAGCGGTGACGGATGGAAGAACGATTTCGAAGGTCGTTATCCTGACGGCAACGAAGACATCTCAAAGATGAAGGAAGTGTTTGCATGGGTAGTTTCTTGCAAGGGTAACGTTGACAAGTTCAAAACAGAACTGGAACAATATTTCGACAAGAAGACAATTCTCTTCTATGACCTCATTACATTGGTTTTCGGAATGGTTGACCAGCGAGCGAAGAACCAGTTCTTGACATATTACACTGGCGGCAAGTGGCTTTTCATTTTCTATGATAACGATACCGTCTTCGGCATCAACAACGAGGGTGCAATCGGATTCAGCTACAACATCGAGATACACGATGTTATCGGCAACTTGAACGCTTACAATGGAGCGAACTCCTTGCTTTGGGAGCTCGTTGAAAGCGCATTCGCAGATGACATCAAGAGCCTTTATCAGACCTTGCGACAGAAGAACATTCTGACCTATGACAAGGTTATCGAGTATTGCAACACAAGACAGAGCGACAAGTGGTGCGAGGCGGTTTACAACGAAGACGGCTATTTCAAGTACGAGTCTCCTTTGATTGACGGATATACGGATTATTCCAGCGGTACGGCTCAGACCGTGAAGACTGGAGCGTTCTTGTATGCCCTTCAAGGTAGCCGTGACGCTCATCGCCGCTGGTGGCTTTACAACCGATTCAAGTATATGGATTCCAAGTTCCAAGCGGGTTCTTCTTTATCCGACTACATCACGTTCCGAACATACACACCTAGCGTTTGGGCTGGTGTCGAGCCAAAGGCGGACATCACCATCGGAGCGTTCTCTGCAATGTACGGAACAATCCGCTGGGGTAGCGTGACCAAGAGCGAGAGAATGAACGAGGGAGAGGTTAAGACCATAACTGCACCTGTCGGCACGAAGTTTAATGACACGGAGACCATCATTTACAATGCTTCTATGATAAAGAGCATTGGCGACTTGTCGGCTCTATACATTGGCACGGTTGATGTATCGAAGGCAACCAATATAACAGAACTTATTATCGGCTCATCGGTGAGCGGCTACCAAAACAAGAACTTCAACGTTTTGTCCCTGGGTAACAACTCGAAGCTGAGAAAGCTGGATATTCAGAACTGCCCGAACTACACCACAAGCATTGACGTGAGCGGCTGCGAGAACGTCGAGGAGATTTATGCGAGAGGCACTGGCGCAACAGCCGTGAACCTTGCTGAGGGCGGCGTTCTCAGAGTTTTGCAGCTTCCAGCTACCATTACCAACTTGACGTTAAAGAACCAGCAGAAGCTGGGGCTCGGTTTAACCATGGAGTCGTGGGCGAACCTTTCAACACTAGTTGTCGAAAACTGTCCAAATGTTGACTTCTTAAGTATCGCAGACAGCGTTCTTTCCTCAAC